TCGAGGAAGCGTGAAGGATATGTTTCTTTCTGTTCTCGTTATCTGCTCGTGTGTTTCGGTGTGTTGTTTTTTGTGGTGTGGTATGATGTGAGTATCAACCGATAAGGAAGGAAGTAAATAAAATGATTAACAATAGCATTATCAAGAATTACGTCGAAGACTACATCTTAAATAGTAACCAATTTATCGATGAGTTCGACGTTGATGCGATTGTTGAAAATCTGCATCATGTGGCCTTGGTCAATGATATGACTATTGAGGAATATGACGATTGCGATTCGTTTCCGGCTGATGATTTTACGGAAGCGTTCGAGGAAGCGTGAAGGATATGTTTCTTTCTGTTCTCGTTATCTGCTCGTGTGTTGTTGGTGTTGTTGTCGTCTTTGGCATGATATAGAATCGTGTTAGAAGGTTGAAATGTTGGATATTGTTTGTTGGACGGCGGTTGTCGTTGTGGTTTCCGTCGTTTTAGTGTCGTATCTGTGAGGTAAATGAAATGGTTAAGGATGATAGGAAGATTGCCACGTTCCATTCTCCGTTCAGGGGCGGTGACGTTGGGTTATGGTATTGCGCTCATCGCAATGTGTATGAACTTCGGTATGATGTCCGATTTTATTCGATGGACGGATTGACTGATGCAGTTGCATTAACGCCGTATGACGCATGTGACTACGACCAAGTGGTCGACATCATCGTAGACGCTACTAACTTGGCGCTCACTCCCCTTTTAGGAAGGGATTAGCCATGTATTTTCGTGGTTGGATTCATTCGTGGACTTGCGGCAACTGTCCTGACGCTAACATATATTGGCGTTTACGTGCGTTTTGGGCAGGTGTGAAGCATAGACGTAGCGCGGACAATCCGCCGAAACGTTGCCCGAGCGGTTTTCTGTGGGAAACGGTGTGGCTGGACGGTTATGATAGCAACGAAGACACATTGGAGTTTTAATTATGAAATTGAAGAATTTGAATTTTGATAAAAGCGAAAAACGTACGAACTGGTTTGATGATGGCGTGCTGGATGATGACCGTGTGCGCCGTGTCATTCGGGGGCGCCGCCGTAATCTGCACTTGCGCGAATACAATCGAGGTGAAGGCGATTGGGAAACATTATGCCGTAGTATAACACTGCTCAAGAACTTTTACGAGCCTCAAGGGTCGCAAGTGGCGTTCGCCGACGGGGTGGAACATGCGGCAAACGTTTGCTTATCACTGTCCCCCCGCACATCCCGTATCGGAGCGTTGGCGCGAACTCAGGATATTGAAATGCTGGGCGGCGTTATTTATGCTCCGGCTATGGTGGCGTGGTGCGCCGTCTGCCATGTCAAGGGCGCGACATGCTATGAAATGTGTAAAGTTTGGGATGGCAACGAATTTGCCCAGACTATCGTCAAAATCGCGTGTCGATGTTTTGACAATCTCACCGACGTGCGGTATACTGATGAAGACATTGCAAGAATGTCGCAAACGCAGCAACAATAAAGATAAGGCGGTATGATTATGGCATACATTAAGAGAGCCAAGCATTACAGTATCGTGCGCGGCATCACGCGCGGTGAAAACGGTGAACTCGTTGACGCCGAGGTGGTCGTAAATGGCGCGTGCCGTACAGCTGACATGGCTATGAAGAAAGCCCGCAAAATCAACAAGGACATGCTACCAATGTCCGCCGAATATCATGCGCAGGCAACGCGCATGGATGAAGCGATTTATTGGGCTAATTGTGAATTTGGAGATGATACCATTACCGACTACCCGGGGCCGGTCAACGGCAACGTGGTTGAAGACGATATTATCACCGAGGAAAATAATTAATAACCCCTATAAGGAAAGGCAACACTAATGGCTGACAACGAACTGACCGTAACGAACGGCAACAACTTTTCCGCGAACGGCACTAACGCCGTATCCCACTTCTTCGACACCACTACTATGGACGGCAAGATGGCGCTCTACAACGCCATGCAAACCGCCGACAAGGTAGATGAACACCTTAACGAGCCGCTGCATGTCACCAACGTGCTGGCGCAGGCTATCGACGTCGCCAATCAAGAGACAGGCGAAATCAATTCATCTACCCGCGTCGTCATTCACGCGGAGGAAGGCGACTTTGCCGCCGCCTCCCCCACGCTGGCGCACGCATTCGGCAATCTGTTTGCCATTTTCGGCACACCGGACACGTGGAATCAGCCACTCGCCCTCAAGGTGGTGGAAAAGAAGAGCCGCCGAGGCTACAAGTTCTTCGACCTTGAACTGGTATCGGAAAGCAAGCGCAAGTAACACGATTGTCCGCACCGTATGATATTATGGCAATGTCCCTATAGGGATGTTGCCGCCAGACTCACCCCCCGCCGTTTCCATCCTTGCGGCGAGGGGTGTTTTACACTCGCAAAGGGGAGGCTGTGGCAAAACGCAAAAAAACCAACCGACGCGCCAATAATCTGAAACGCAACGCCGCAATCAGGTCGGCACAGGTACGCCGAGACCGGGCAGTCAGAGATTACAGCACTGGACGACTCCCCAAGCAAATCACCGAAACATTCCTAGGAAAGCTCAGCGCACAACAGCTTGAGCAGGTGGCACGCCGTATCGGGCAGGAGTTCGGAGAACAACAGCAAGCCTTGAGGGCGCGGGATAATGAGCCGTATCAGGTCGTCCCAGACGTTCATATTACGAAACTTGACCGTGAGATGGCCGCGCGTCCGCTGATAACTGATGCGGAAATCGCCGCCGCCCCGTCGAAACGTCGGAAAACATTGCGGCAGCAGCAGCGGCGCAGAGTCGAGGCACGGGAGAAAATCAAGCGCGCCCAACAGTTTGAAGCCTTGAATATGGCCCGCTATACCGTGGGTGAAATGCGTGAAATGGAACGCGCGGGGGAATCTCCGTTCGACGTGCTGGGCACTCACACGGTCGGCGGTTCAGCTCGCGACGAACTCATACGAAGCCGTGCGAACGTGTTCGGCACAGAGCGTGGAATAAGCCATGCTCGTACGATGATGCGAGAAGGGAGCCGTAGGAAACTGGAGCGAGAAATGTTAGAATACGCCGGACTTATTGGACGTGCGCCATTGCGCGCGGGAACTAGGCGTATCCCCGAGAACGAGGGTGTTTCGGACTTTGATAAGGTTGCGCAGCAACTTGAAGCATTCGATTTTAGTGTTGCTCAAAAATTCGCCGCTTTGTCGAACCGTCAAAAACGATGGCTGATAAACAACACGAATTTCGGCACCGTAGTGCGCGAGGCAACATGGTATAATGATAAGGCGCACAAATGGGAGACTAAAGCAGACGCGGGAGATGTAGAAACACGACTTGATGAATGGATGACCAGCGCAGCAAGACACTAAAAAAAGGATGGAATCATGAGAGAGCGTCGAACGGCGGCAACAGACGGCGCGACACTATTAACGGATGACGGCATAACGCCATTGACGGCGAACGCCGTTATTCGACTGACCATGCTAGACCATCATACGCGCGTATGGTGCGCCCACGGATGGCAGGACATCAAGCCCATAGCCGCTCAACTATTGGAACGACTGCCATTGCAGTCGGATCCGGCCAAAGATGGAGTTTGGGGCACTTTCAACATTCGCGGCCATTTCTACAGTTTCCGCGTGCGCATGGGCGGTATCACCGTGGATTTTCTGGACGTGCGCAACATCACACGCGATGACGGACTGAATGTTTCACGTGAAACGTTTGGCGGTGCGGATGACTTGGAAACCACGTGGAACATCGCGCGGGAATGCGACGCCCTGAATCTCAAAGGTACGACGATAGCGTCTATGGCGATGTCCGACTATATCGGCGGAGATTACGCAGGGTTCAAACGTCATTTTCCGCCATTGGATAAAGCGGAATATCATCGGATGCGCCCCGCATACTATGGGGCGATAGTGTACAGCAGGCCGGGTGAATATCGGGATTGCAGGAGTTGGGATGCGAACAGCCTCTATCCGAGCATCATGCGCGACTCTGCCATGCCGGTAGGGTCTCCAGTCTGCTATGAAGGGGAATATCATTATGACGCTGATTATCCGCTGCATATCGATGTTATTTCGTTCGATGCGCGGCTGAAAACGGGAAAAACGGCGACACTCACAAACATCCTACCCGTATGGGGGTACGAGGGCGAACGGATGGACAGTACGTTGGGCGTCGTCACTATGCCGGTGACCGACGTGGATTGGCAGACCTTGACGGAAAACTATGATGTCCATGTGTGGGATTATATCGGCGGTTGGAAATTCCGTAAATCGCATGGACTTTATTACAACTACGTTGATAAGTGGTTTCACGTGAAACAAACCGCAACCGGTGAACGTCGGCAGATGGCGAAACTATTGCTTAATTCGTTGGTGGGGAAATTCGGGGCCTCGCTTTATCGGCCTATGCTGCACCCGAAACCTTCCGGCGACGGCGGCGTGGATTTTACCGTGGACAAACCTGAGTCAACCAACTCGCTCGCATGGCTACCGACCGCCGCATATGTCAACGCCTACGGTCGGCAAATATTGTCACGCGCGATGAACGCGAACGCCGGTCGTGTGCTCTACGCCGATACGGACGGCATGATATTGGACGGACTGGATGCGCCCGCAGACATCGAAACGGACGACAAGAAATTAGGCATGTGGAAAAACGACCACACCTATGAAAAACTTCGCATTCTCGGCAATCGCAAATACTGCGGCGTGGAAACGGACGGCGGTACGGTGATGCGGTTGAGTGGCGTGCATCGGGCGGCCCCCATCCCTTACGGCGATTTTCTGCCGAGGTCACGCCATGTCAACGATGACGGCTGCTTTTTTGTGCTATAATGACGGTAGCGGGGTGTGCGTCCCAAGCCGATTCAATGGCCCGACCGGTAGGCAATCGGTAAGGCGATTCGGTCGGATGTAGACGTGCGTAGCCAACGCCCATTGACGGCGAGGGAACCCGCACAGCCTAGCAATCCGGCACGGCAGCGTGATTGCTGCCGTGCCATCTACCTTAAGAGGTGATTATGGACGACACCGAAAATGATGACAAGCCGGACACCACGCCCGACACTGAATCGGACGTGACCGCCGACGATAATACGCCGAACCCGGAGCCTGAAACGCAGGACGATAACGAACCTGAGGCCGCGGATGACGACAAGAACGCCGACATGGCCGACCGTCTGAGCGCGTTGGAAGCGACCGTGGCGGAATTGTCCAAAACCGTCGAAGCGATGCGCGACGCCGCCGCCGACCACGTGCTGAACGATGGTCCCGACGATAACGCGGCGCCGGAATCGGCTGAAATGACCGACGACGACTATAACGGCACCTACAGCACGTTCGACGACCTATATGAAGACTGACAATTAGGAAGGAAAGATATCATGGCAACTACGCCAGTGGTGACGCCGAAGCAGCAGCTTCGACCGCTCACCGAATTCAATAACGCCCAGATTCTTAACATGATTCGCAATGAGGCGTCGCCGGAGTACCAGAGGCGAATGCCCTCGGCCACTCAGATGAACATGGACCGCCAGATGGCTACGCTTATGTCGTCCACCCAGCTCAAGAACGAGTTTTATTCGGCGTTGGTGAACCGAATCGGCGGCACTTACGTGAACACGTGGCGTTGGAACAATCCTCTTAGCGTTTTCCAGCGCGCATCGCAGGCGTACGGCGACACGTGGCAGGAAATCGCCGTGGGAATGCCGCTTGCGCAGGTCTATGACCCTGATGCGGAATACCTCGGCGCGGATAACTTCCGTAAATGGAAAATCGACGTGGATTCGCTCTATCACCGTCTGGATTTTGCCCACTGGTATCCGGCGACCACGGATGACAAGACGCTTCAGCGTGCTTTCACGTCCGAAAACGGTTTGGCCTCGCTCACTTCGCAGATTCTCACATCCTGTTACAATGCGGCCGAAGTTGACCTTTTCGAAGCTCTGTGCCACCAGTTCGTAGAGTACGCGAAGCTCGGCGGATATTGGCGCGTTCATATGGACAATGATTTAAACAACATGGGTAGTTCGGAAACGGACGCCCGCGATATGCTGCGCCAGATTCGCGCATGGGCGGACACGCTTAAATTCGTTTCCACCAAGTACAACGCCCGTCATATGCCGACCTTCGCCCGTCCGGACGAACTCGTGTTGTTCTGCTCCCCCGAAGTCAAGTCGGCGCTTGACGTGCAAGGCCTCGCCACGGTATTCCAGCGTACGGACGCCGAGCCGACCATTGACCGGATTATCGTTATTCCGCAGGACAGGTTCGGCATGGATGGCGTGCAGGCCATTTTGACTACTGATAAGTTCCTGATTGACATTCCGGTCATTAACGAGATGACCCAGCAGACCAATCCGGTAAACATTAATTCGGTCAACCATTATCTGCATGTCCAGCACATCATCTCAGTGTCCGGCTTCGCCCCCGCCGTGATGTTCTGGACGGGCGCCGGTTCCACTGCGAACGTGGTGGCTCCCACCGGGACGCAGGCCGAAACGCCGACGTTCCAGCTTAAGCTTGCCATGTATGGCGGTGGCGCGGAAACCCCGAGTGACGTGGCGCGTGGTGGCGCGGTGCAGGTCACTGCCGACACGTCGATTACCAACGACGGTACTGCCACGTTCCGCTCGAACGCGGTCGAGTACCGTATCGGCGACACCGCTAAGCCGAAGAGCGATTACACGTATATTTCGCCTACCGGCGTGCTGGTGGTTGGTCTCGACGAGCCGAACACCACTATTCCGGTGACGGCGACCGCCTTGTACACGAATCCGGCGACCCCGGAAGTGCCGGGCACCGTGTCCGCAGCTCTGGACGTGCCAGTGGTCGGCGATGGCGTTATCGGATTCAACCCGTCCATCGTCGCGTCTATTGCCGTGACCGTTCCGAACGTGACTGTTGGACATACGGCGCAGGCTACTGCCGTGGCGACCATGATTGACGGGCGTACCGCCGACGTGACCGCACAGGCGGCATGGACGTCCGGCACTCCGGCGAACGCCACCGTGTCCGAGTCGGGCGTGGTGACTGGCGTCAAGGCGGGCAGCTCTGATATCACCGCCACGCTGTTCGGCGTGTCCGGCAAGAAGAGCGTGACCGTAACCGGAGAGTGATATAATGGGAGGGTAGCCGGTTGGCTACTCTCTCTCACGGTGTGATGCAGGACAAGGCCCGGAGCGTAATCCACGTGATTGCTCCGGGCCTTGCCATACCGGAGGACGATAATGATTGATGACGCGAACCCTTATGTGGAATCTAATTTTTCTTGGGCTGAATGGACGCCAAACACCACACTGAAACTCTGCCGCGTCCCGTGGGACGCATCTTACAGGGATGTTGCCCGGTTTGTTTCGCGTGAAACACAGCGGGAATGGTTCGACAAACTGGACGGCGTGGAATGCCGTCCAGCCACCATGCATATCTTCAACGCGCCCGCCCGCGTCGAACTGCCATTCAACGAGGCGTCGAACTGGAACTATCTCATAGCCTATAACGACTACCCCGGTTTGGAGGGGCCACGAGCATGGTATTACTTCATCCAGCGCGCCGAATACGTCAACGCCCATTGCACGCAACTGGTCTTGATGTTGGACGTGTGGCAGAGTTTCCAGCATGACGTCACATTCGGCAGCTGCTATGTGACGCGCGGCCATATCGGCGTCGCCAACGAACGCCAGTGGAGCGACTACGGACGCACATATCTGGCGCTTCCTGAAGGTTTGGATACCGGTAGCGAAATGGTCACGACATCGCAGGAATACCGGAGCATCATCGAAGGTCAGCATTATGACATAGACGGTGGCGGCGTCGATTGGGTTGATTACGGCCTGATTGTGGTCAGCACCACGAATCTCACCGACGACCCCGGCAACGTTTCCGAACCGAAGCTTACCACCGCAACAGGGGCCATCTTCGAGCAGGAGACGGACGGCTGTTCCGTCTACTATTGCGAAAACCGAATGGCGTATGTCGCCAACATCATGGCTCTTGGCACGCTGTTTCCTTGGATAACGCAAGGTATTTGCGCCGTCTACATGGTGCCGAAAATCCCACAGGATTACGTGAGCCGATATGGGCATAGGGTTACGGAGATTTACGGGCAGGCAGTGTCAGAGGAGTATGGCAATATTTATTCTTTCAATTCTTCTCTCGATTCGGATTTACGCTACGAAGACGTTATGACCATTGCGAACTTTCGTAATAAATTCAACGTCCCCGCCCGATACCGGAATCTGCGCAAACTCTACTGTTACCCATTCTGCGTTATTGAATGCAGCTGCCTGAACGGCACCGTTATCACCTACCGGCCTGAAGATATCCAATCTGACACGCTCACTATCCGTGAAACCTACACTTACGCGCCGTCCGGCGCAAGAATCAATTTCTACATTCCCGGATATAATGAGGCCGGAGCGAGTACTACGGTCCCGCTGCGTATCAACGGCAAGGATATGGGCCTTCCGATAGACGGCGGCGAAATGCTTAACGCAAGTTTCGGCATCACCAATCTGCCTCACTTTTCAGTGGTTAACAACGGCGGCGCGTTGGCGATGGTGAACAGTGCGTACACTCGCGCCTACGCGCAGGAATCGGCTCAATGGACTAGAGATAAAGCTTTGACTTCGGCTAACGTGGCCAACTCCAATGCCGCATTGCAGCGCGAATACGCCACACGACAGACCAACTGGGCAAATGAGAACAGGACGTCAACCAATGCCATCACTGCAAACTCGTTAAACCAGTCTCTCGCCATCGGACAGAATCAGACCAGTCAGATGGCTAATCTCCAAGTGGAGCAGAATATTAAGAGCAACAATCTCAACGGTATGGCTGGCATCATTGGCGGGGGGCTGAACGCCATCGCGTCACATAGCCCGCTAGGAGCGGTGAACGCGGTTGGCGGCGCGTTCCTCGGCTCCGCTCGAACGGATATCGCCAATTACGGCATCAATTCGTCGGCTGCTGTATCCAACTCCACGGCGGCGGCGAGTACGGCGAATCAGCTTGCCACCAATGCAGCGGCCACATCGCAGGCCAACGCCTACGCGAGTGGCGCGACCGCACTAGGCAATCAGCTGAACGCCGTCATCTCGCAAGCGAATTACGGGCTGGCCTCATACGCGGCTCAAGGCGACTATCAGAACGCCATCGCCGGGATCAATGCTCAGGTACAGCAGATGCAGCTGACCCCGCCAACCACTTCGGGGGCGCTCGGCGGTGACATGTTCAACTTGTCGAACGGAATCATGGGCGTGCTGGTACGGTTCAAAACGTGCGCACCGAGCGCGTTGAGGGCGGCAGGCGAGTACATGTTGCGCTATGGATATTTTGTCCAGCGTTTCGTCACCCCTCCCGCCTCACTGGAATGCATGGAGAAATTCACTTTCTGGCAGATGCAGGAAGCATATGTGCGAGGCACGTTGCCCGAGGAATACCGACTGACCATCAAGGGCATGTTCGAACGTGGCGTGACGGTCTGGAGCAAGCCTGAGTATATCGGCGTGACTGACTGGGCGGACAACGAGCCACTTCCGGGCATTGGTTACGAGTGATATAATGGCGATATGAGTAGGTCTAAAAAGAATCGAGTTGGCGGCGCGTTGCACCCCCGTGGCAATTACGCGAAAACACGCGCCGTCACGCTTGATGACATGTATCTTCATTTGCTGATGGAACTCGCGTTGAACCGTTTCAGTTGGCGCGGATTGCCGCCCACTGTGGATGAACGTTGGCTGGAAATATGTCTGTGCGAATACGGTTGCGCGTTGTTTTTCGAAGACAAGCGTATTGGCAGGTTCCTTGTGACTCAGGCGGGCTATCAGGGCAGATTGAACGTGTACAACAATCCGACACGTTTCGAACCGGTAGGGGTCAACTACCATTACCGGCAGCTCAAGGCCGGTTCGGAATGCATTCCCATTTGGGACAACCGAATGCGCGTCGGATTCAAGTCGACATTATGGCAGTACGCGCGACGCCTCGCCGACATCGACAAGGCGTATGACGTGAACTTGGAGAGCTTGAAACTACCGACCATCATCACCGCCGACCCTCGCACCAAACTCACCGTTCAGAACATGCTTCAACAACGTCAGGACGGGCAGGATTATATCATCGGATATGACTCGCTCGACCCCGGCAGCATGTTCCAGCCGTGGCCCAACACTACGCCTTATTTGCTGGACAAGTTCGTCCAGCAAAAAGCACAGGTGACTAACGAGGTGCTGGGATATCTTGGCATTCAATCGTCCGGCACGGAGAAAAAGGAACGGCTGATATCTGATGAGGTTGCGCAGGCCAATGAGAAAGTAGACGTGTTCCGCTTGAGTTTCTTGAAGGCGCGGCAGACTGCGGCGACTGAGATTAACCGATTGTGGCCGCAGCTTAATGTCTGGGTGGAATATGCGGACGCGCAAAGCTCCGGCGTGCCGAACGCGCTTGATTCAAGCGCTTCGGGTACGACGGATATTGATATGCCCGCATCATATGACGCGGGTATCGGAGGTGTGTTGTGACACAGGATTTTAGCGCTTACGCGATGGCGACGCCGGGAGAATACACCGAAACGCTTGGCAATCTCATTGCGTTCGGGTACGATACGGACGTTAAACTGCATCTGTCTGCCGACTATTACCCGATTTACGATGAATCCCACCGCGCGGAGTTGAATGAGAAAATCATCCGCCATTACGCGCTCAGGGAGATTGGACAGGAAACCGCCCAGCAGTTCATTTTTTACTTGGGAACGACAATGGCGGAAATCATGCCATATTTCAACGAACGCTACCGGACTCTGGACATGGAATACAATCCGTTGGACTCCATGGACATGACGACGGACAGCGAGAGCGGCAGCGAATCACAGTCGTCCGGCAAAGCGTCCAGCGCACAGGATTCGACCAGTTCCAGCACGTCCAAGTCTGATAATTCCAGCACCACCACGTCAAAGAGCTTCGATAGCGACGTGCCGCAAACCGGCGTTGTGGGCGACTTCGCCCGCTACGCCTCCCACGCGAACGAATCACAGGCGGACAGCTCCGGCACCGCGTCCAGTTCACAGGATTCAACCAGCCACACCACGGCGCAAAGCGCAACCGACTACCAGCATGATTCGAGCAATTCCAAGGGCAAGAGCCACGTGAGCGGGCGTAGCCAGAGCGCTATGAGTCTAATTCAAGAATACCGGCAGGCGATTATCAACGTGGACATGGAGATCGTTCGCAGCCTCGAGCCGTGTTTCATGCAGGTATGGGGTTCGTATGATACAATATTTAGCAACTGCCATAACTATGGAGAATGAGAGCAATCATGGTCACTATCAACGCTTTGATTCCACGGCAACGCTTATTTGACGGGGTGCCCACGTCCATTCCGTTCACCTATCGAGATGGGTTGACAACCTTACAGTTGGTTGAATGCTTGCGCCACAATCTCGATATCACCCAGCGCGACTTAAGCAAAGTCGAAGAGGCCACAGCCGACCTAGCGGCATCCGTAGACAAGGCTTTCGCGGATACCATTGCACAGCTCAATCAGGACATGGCCGCGTTGCGTGCCGAATTGCTCTCGCTGATTCACGAAATAGAACAGCAGGGGGCGGCGACGTCGCCGGTCTACGGAGTTACGCAACCGCTTGGGCAAGTGTTGGGCGGCATGTACGACAATTCGCGCATTCACGGGCTGTTCTTCGGCGATTATGACAAAATGCAGCTAACCGCGCAGGAATATGATGGGCTTACCCTTAATGCCCGCGAATACGACTTGAGGGCAACCGCCGTTGACAATTGCGTCCCCGGCGATTTTCCGGGCCGCTCACAATTCCCCTACGGCAAGAGTATGCCCGAGAATCCACCCGCCGACATGTCGTTCATCACGCAATCGGAAGCTGATGCACGCTATGTCGAACGCAATCCAACAGCAGACAATTTCGATAGGAAAGGATAATTGCCATGACTGCGACCAACAAGACAGAAAATTACCAGCTCAGCCAGTTCGTCGGCTCCGACCGCCCCACATGGCTCGTTGATTACAACGGCGATATGGCGAGGATTGACGCGCAGATGAAGCAAAACGCGGACGATATCGCATCTGCCGCTGCGGACGGGCTTACGTCGGTGTCGCACACCGTCGACCTTACCGGCAACGGCACGTCGGGCTCTCCGCTGGGCGTGGCGAGCACCATCGCCAAGAAGACCGACATCCCGGACGTGAGCGGATTCGCCACTACCTCCGCCCTCACCTCGGGGCTTGCGGGCAAGGTCGATAAAACCGCCTCACAGCCCGGCACGCTCGGATTGACGGCGACCGAACTTGATTCGATGTACAAGGACGCGAACGGCATCGTCCGCGTCGGTACCGCTAAAGCCTAGAAAAAAAGGAGAATAACAATGTCTACCACACAGCACACCGGCCACTACAATCTGCCGACATTTGGCGACAATCCAAACGACCGCCCGTCGTGGCGCGGCGATTTCACCGACGCGATGACAAAAATAGACAATCAGATGTACGCCAACGCAACCAACATCACCACGGCGACGGCAGCGGCGAACAACGCGACCACGGCGGCGGGCGAGGCTAAGACGGCGGCTAACAACGCCACAAGCCTTGCACAGACCAACAAGAACGATATTGCCGACTTGGACGGCTATTTCGGCAAGCTTGGCGTCACGTCGGAATCAACCGCGCAGCAGCTTATGGACACCATCAACGGCAAGGCGGAGGATACCGAACTGACCTCGCTTAAGAGCACGGTATCTTCGCTGTCCAGCACGGTCAATACCAAGGCGAACACTTCCGACGTGTACACCAAGGGTCAGGCCGATACGACGTTTACCAAGCAGGGCGGATATTCCGGCACCGCGCAGCAACTAAGCCAGCGTATTCAGGCGCTAGAAACGACGCCGCAAGACCAGCCGCCAATCTGCCTCTGCATCGGAGACAGTTACGCCAATTCGTCCAACAGCGTCAACCCGGACAGTACGGATGAGACAAAATGGCCTACGCAGCTCCGCAACATCATCGGCGGCGAATATCAGGTGAAAAACTACTCAGTGACCGGCGCGGGATTCAACGTGTCTGGTAAGACGTTCACCGACCAGATTAACAACGCTTACAGCGCTTCGGCCATCGATAATGACAATGTGGCAATCATCATCGTCGGAGGCGGCAGGAATGATATCGGCACTTACGCGGAAATGAAATCATACGCAGATAAGACATTCTCCAATGCGCGCGCCAAATTCCCGAAAGCCCGCATTATCTCCGTGCCAATGCTCTGGCATAATGCAGGCATGGACATGTACGGTCGGCAGAAAGCTGCGGGAGTCGCAATGGCAGCGGCCAACGACGGCGTAGAGAACGTTAACTGGGCTTGGACGTGGAATATCGGCAACGATTATAACTTCCCTAGCGGCGACATTCACCCAAACGCCAAAGGCTCAAAGGTTATCGCGTCCTATATGGCCTCCGCCATCCGAGGCACATACACCGGACGCTATGAAGCGGCCACTGTCTCATCAGCCAGTGGGAATGTATTCAGCAATATCGTGGCATCTGGCGGCATGGTTTTCGCCACACTTTGGGGCCAAGACACATCCACCAACGCCGAACTACGAGCCGGGCTTACGTTTCCGAACTGGGCCAGAGTTGCGGCCGGTTCCTCTCCAAACACGTTCAGGACGTGGGGTGCGGGCTTGACTAACTCCGGCACCGCCATAAGCGGCTGGCTTTTAACCAACGTAAATTCGGAAACGTCCGGAGCGCCTAAAATTACCTACTTCGGAAATACCGCCGGAGGTAATAACGGTTGTTTCGTCTGCTACCCGTGGTGAGTGTTTTCGCTTGAAAATCTAATCCATACCCCCGCCCGGTACGCCGGGTGGGGTATACTATTATCATGGACAATACGGCACTATACGCGATGTATGTTATCGGCACGGTTGAAAGCAATTGCGATTGGAGCGCGTGCAACTACGTTGACGCCATCACTGTGGGCATGATGCAATGGTACGGCAGTCGCGCCCGCAGTCTCTTGGAACGAGGGCGCACCGCCGACCCGGACGGATGGAACACGTTCGCCTCGGCGGCTCCCACACTGGCGCAGCAGGTGCAGGCTAATGACATCAACTGGACGGCACGCTACCTATCCACCGCCGAGGGTAATGCGTGGAAAACGTGGGCGCAGCGGGACGAAAACCATGCATTTCAGGAGGCGCAATGGGAGGCGGATTGGGACGGATATCAGTCCACTATGACCAATTTCGGTTTTCCTGATAGGAATGTGAAAGAGCGTATCATGTGGGCGTGCGCCTATCATCAATCACCCGCGCAGGCGCAGCGTGTGCTTGCATCATGCTCGGCAACCGCCACGCTGGAATTGATTTACACCACGATTTTGGCGGACGGCGTGCTAGGCCAGTACCGTAATCGGTATACGACCGCGTATAATTTACTGAAATCGTGGGATGGCACGTCCGCGCCGCCTGATTTTGGTCAGACTTCCGAACCGTCCGACACGCCGGGAGGCGACCAGCCCGGCATCGACGGGAAACCCGCGAGTACCGCGTGGATACAATTGCAGGGCGATAACCTGATTTACCATAGCGGCGACAGTACGGCCATTTTTATGAAAAGCTCTGCACAGACATGGATGTACAAAACTTCCGAATCTACCCAGCCGAGCGGCGACCAGACTGGCGGCGGTTCCAGTTCCGGCAGCAGCAGCGAGGACGCGGCACGTGTCGTGGAATGGCTGCGCTCACGCATCGGCAAATACGCATACTCGCAGGGCGCGGGGCGATTAGACCCCGATTCAAGCGGGTACGGCGATTGCTCCAGTGTATGCTGGCGAGCGTATCAGGACGTGCTGGGCATCGACGTGGGCACATGGACAGGCCAGATGGCAAGCAAGGGCACCCGCGTCTGCGGCAGCTCCGACACATCGGTGTTGGATGCTATCGCCAAGGCTCACGCCGCCGACCTACTGTTGCTGGACTGGGGTGCCTATACGCAGGCATGGGACCATGTGGAAATGTTTACGGCGGACGGCAAGGATGAGACATTATCCCACGGTGGGCCGGGAAACGGGCCGAATCTGTTCACCGCGTCGGGTGAAATGAGCATGGCGAGCCGCTGGGAGATACGCCGGTATATCACCGACTGAGTGGAATCGGTACATATGTACCGATTTCCTTGGCTTATGGTATAATGAGCAGCGTGGTGAAAATTCTTGAAGAGCATGACTATTACGACTATGGCCGCGTCCTCTCGTACCATGCTCCGTGGACGTTCATCATCGGAGCGCGCGGCCTCGGAAAGACGTATGGTGCCAAGAAGCTCGTAATCGGTGACTGGATTAAAAAACACTGGCAGTTCATCTACCTACGCCGGACGGCAGAGGAACAAAAGAATAAGGGGACATGGTTCGCGGATATCGCGGAACAATACCCGGAACTGGAGTTTCGCGTTTCCGGCAATCAGGCGGAATGCCATTGGATTGACGATAGGGACGCCGTGGCCGACAAGAACGGAAAACGTCGGCCAACTTGGCATATCATGGGGTACTTCATTGCCCTCAGTCAAGCAGGACAAGTCAAGTCGGTGGCCTACCCGCGCGTACGCACGATAATTTTTGATGAAATATTCCCCGATAATATGCGTTATCTCGGCGGAGAGGTCACAGCGCTAGAAGAGTTTTACAATACCGTCGATAGATGGAATGACCGTGTTAGGGTCATCATGTGCAGCAATGCGGTAACGCTGGCTAACCCGTATTTTAGCGCGTTTAATATCAATCTGAAGTCACAGCTGGACAATCATACGCAATATCAGCGATATTGCGACGGGTTTATCATGGTGGAATTAGCTGATTACGGCGGGTTCAGCGCAAAGGTGGCTACGTCGAGATTCGGGCAGTTTTTACGCAAGCATGACGAAAATTATGCGAATTATGCGATCAATAATGATTTTAGAGATAACGCCAATACTCTAATCAGTGATTTTAATAACGCCGGATATGCGTTTACACTAAGAACCGCCGAATACGGTGTTTTTAACGTCTATCAGCAATTAAGCGATACCGACGAAGTATTGTATATCATCACAAAAAAACAGCCGAAAATCACCCGTAATTTCACGTTCGATTATCGACTTGTAGACAATAATTGCATAATGCTCAAGCGCTCCGACGACATGACGCAAAAAATACTGAACGCCTATCGCGTCGGTAGATTACGGTTTGAAACCCCGCAGATTAAAGCGGAGTTCAGCATGATTCTTGGCGGCTTATTGCAACAATCAGGCATAAGAAAGTGAGGAATATAATGACGCAAGCAGACATATGGTGCACCATTGCAGCCATATTTTTCATTAGCATTGACTACGTTACTGGCGTAATAAAAGCAATCATGCGGAACAATCTGAGTTCGCGAAAGATGCGGGAGGGACTATGGCACAAGTTCACCTATCTTATGCTTGTGCTGGTGGCATGGTTCATCGACGAAGTGAACCGGCATATCGATTTAGGACTACCAATGTCCGTATTTGTCTGCACGGTCGGCGGAATCTGTTTAATCGAACTCACGTCAATCCTCGAAAACGTCACCGAAATCAATCCCGAATTAAAAAACGCGCCATTTATGCGGATTTTCGTTCAATCCACAAGTGGTAAGCACGGGGCGGAATAATGGACGGCATTAAATGGATAGGCTCGCCAAACCACTACAGTGGACGAGCCGGGCATAAGGTGACACACATCACCCTACATATTATGGCCGGTTTTCTGGCAGGTACCGATAGTGTGTTTTCACGTTCATCCAGTCAGGCGAGCGCGCACTACGGTATCGGAGCCAATGGCGAAATACATCAGTATGTGGGTGAAGATAACGGTTCATGGTCAGATGCCAATTACGAATCGAACATGTCAACCATATCAATCGAACATGAAGGCGGTATAGCGCAAGCGGAATGCACGCAAGCATGTATCGATGCCAGTGCTCGACTTTGCGCCGATATAGCGCAACGTCACGGACTAGGCATGTTATGGCATGACGGGACACGTGGTAACGTATGGCTACATCGAGAAATCAGTGGCACCGACCACGCCACATGTCCAGACCTAGCACCAAACGGGCTACCATACCAGCAAGTAATCGACAAAGCCAACAAGATAATAGGAGGTACAACAATGGCTAGCGCAGGGGATGAGGTTTGGAACTGGGCATACAAGCCGGACGGGAAAAACGCCACACCGGGCGGCAACATGTACAATTTGCTTACCTATGAATTACCAACACGCATTCGTGACGGCATCATGCAATATAACTTCAAAAACACCGCGCCGGGGGGCAACGTTTACAACACTCTTTGCTTTGAAATACCCGGAATGCTGAAACAACTCGCCAAAACAATCGAAGAACAGCAAAAGCAAATCGATGCGCTGACTGAAAAAATCGACAAACTGCAAAAAATCTGACAAATAGCGACAGAGAACAAGTAAAGCCCCTAGGGTTACGCCTAGGGGCTTTATTGTTGTCTATCAGTCGCCGTTATCAATCGAGATAACATACTTGCGGCACGGGCGACCTTTCTTAGACAAACACCGCTCAGTTTCAACGTAATCATAATCGTTGCTCAACGAAAGTTCGACAACCACTACAAGTGCTGACTCGAACGTAGTAACAGTATCATCAAAACAACCATTACGAACGGGAGCCTTGAGAACGCCTTCAATGCAAACCTCGTACCAATTGTCCTCTTCAACTTCGATAACATAAGCATTAAAGTTAATCATTTTATTTACTTCCTTCCTTATCGGTTGATACTCACATCATACCACACCACAAAAAACAACACACCGAAACACACGAGCAGATAACGAGAACAGAAAGAAACATATCCTTCACGCTTCCTCGAACGCTTCCGTAAAATCATCAGCCGGAAACGAATCGCAATCGTCATATTCCTCAATAGTCATATCATTGACCAAGGCCACATGATGCAGATTTTCAACAATCGCATCAACGTCGAACTCATCGATAAATTGGTTACTATTTAAGATGTAGTCTTCGACGTAATTCTTGATAATGCTATTGTTAATCATTTTATTTACTTCCTTCCTTATCGGTTGATACTCACATCATACCACA